AGTTGTATCACAGGTGTCAAGCTGAAGGATATGTTTCACTTCAAAGAGCAGATTTATGACAAGATTAAAGATATTGATGGGAATGTTATCATAAAAGAATATCCAACAAAATCAGCAACTACGACGACAATTAAAAATCATTTGGAAAGAATCAAATCGAGAGGCATAAATATAGATATGATAATTGTTGATTACGCTGATCTATTAAAACCTGTTGTTAATAAGAGATCTAGTGAAAAGAGACATGATCTAGAATCAATTTATGAAGAACTACGAGGACTATCCCAGACCTTTGAGTGTCCAATCTGGACGGCCTCACAAACAAATAGAAGTGGTTTGAATGCAGAAGTTATTACAATGGAGGCTATCTCTGAAGCTTTTAACAAGTGTTTTGTGGCCGATTTTATCTTTACTATTTCTAGAACAAAAGAGGATAAGGCGGCCAATAAAGGGACACTTTTTGTAGCCAAAAACAGGAACGGCCCAGATGGGCTAGTGTTCCCCATCAAAATGGATACTTCAAATGTGAAGATAAAAGTTATGCCTATGGGCATTGCTGGAAACACAGTTGCTCCAACTGTCAAAACTCAGAGCGAATCGTTGAGAGAGAAATACAAAAAACTAAAAGACAAATAAAAGGGGTTAAACGCATGACAGACAAAGATCAAGTGGCACGAGACATTTTGTCGGACATTACTGTTCACATGAAATATGCCAGATATATACCTGAAAAGGAGAGAAGAGAAACTTGGACAGAGATTGTGGATAGAAATAAAGCTATGCACATAAAAAGCTACCCAGATCTTCAGGAGGAGATTGAGTCTGCTTATAAAATGGTGTATGATAAAAAAGTTTTACCGTCCATGCGCTCAATGCAGTTTGGAGGAAAGCCTATTGAAGTAGCGCCCAACCGAATCTACAACTGTGCATTTGCCCCAATTGATGACTGGAGAGTTTTCAGCGAAGTTATGTTCTTATTGTTGGGGGGAACTGGTGTGGGATACAGTGTGCAAAAGCATCATGTAGAAAGGCTGCCAGAGATTCAAAAACCAGCCTCCAAGAGAACCCGGAGATTCTTAGTCAACGACTCAATAGAAGGGTGGGCCGATGCAGTGAAAGCGTTGGTGCAATCCTATTTTAAGGGTGGTTCAAAGTTGAGATTTGACTACTCTGACATTAGGCCAAAAGGCGCTCGCCTTGTTACGTCTGGTGGAAAGGCCCCGGGACCACAACCGCTCAAAGAATGTTTAGTTAAGCTTCAAGGTATGTTTGAGGCTAAAGAAAACGGCGATAAGCTTTCTACGATTGAAGCCCATGATATGATATGTCATATTGCAGACGCTGTGCTAGCCGGAGGAATTCGCAGGGCAGCCCTCATTTCTCTTTTTTCGGCCGACGATCAGGAAATGATAGCCGCCAAGACCGGCAACTGGTGGGAGCATAGCCCACAGAGGGGCAGAGCCAACAACTCTGTTGTCCTCCTGCGACATCGCATTACTAAAGAGTACTTCCAAGATCTGTGGGAGAGAGTAAAGGAATCTGGCAGCGGAGAACCGGGATTTTATTTTTCTAATGATAAAGACTGGGGTACGAATCCTTGCTGCGAGATCGCCCTCCGACCTTATCAGTTCTGTAATCTAACAGAAGTAAATGTGAGCGATGTAGACAGTCAGGGTGAACTAAACAACCGTGTAAAAGCAGCAGCACTAATCGGCACATTGCAGGCCGGGTACACTGACTTCCACTATCTTCGCGATGTGTGGAGGAGAACTACTGAGAAAGAGGCCCTTGTCGGCGTAAGCATGACTGGTATTGCCTCTGGCAAAGTGCTTGAGTTGGACACGACTGAGGCGGCTAAGGTTGTAAAACTAGAGAATCAAAGAGTGGCAAAGATGTTAAATATAAATATGGCAGCAAGAACTACAACTGTAAAACCAGCGGGAACAACATCTTTGACCCTTGGAACCTCTAGTGGTATCCACGCTTGGCACAATGAATATTATATTCGTAGATTGAGGGTTGGCAAGAACGAAGCAATTTATACTTACCTGTCCTTATATCACCCAGACATGGTTGAAGATGAATACTTTAGACCACATGACACAGCAGTTATTTCTGTCCCA